TTATTTTATATCTTTTTTTAATAGTTTTTCAAACGCTGTAGTTGCTGTATCTTTTTCTTTGCGTAAGACATGGCCATAAACATTCATTGTAGTATTAAAATCTCGGTGTCCTAATCGTTTTTGAAGCTCTTTTGGAGTCATATTAGGATCGCTAAGCAAATAGGTAGCTGATGTATGTCTAATGTCGTGAAAACGAATGTGACGCAAATTGTGACGTTTGGTGAATCGTTTGAACTTCTTATACAGATAACTTCCACGTGGCAAAGTTCCATCTTGTTTTGTATCAAATATAAAATAGTGTTTTAATTTCTTTATATTTAATTTCCAACGAATCTTTTTATTCTCTTTGATTAATTCATCTAACATATCAAATAGATAAGCAGGACCGGTTACTATTTTTTCATCATCATCATTTTTCAAACCTGGAAGCAACCGAATATCTGATTTTCCATCTACTTCTGAAATCCGCTGATGAAATCTTATTTCTTGTTTGTCAAAGTCAATATCTTTTTCTTCTAAAGCTGCAATTTCTCCTTGTCTTGCTCCTGTAATAAATGCTAGAACAATTAAAGTTTTAATTTCTATGCTTTCCTCAAATGCTGCTTTTAGCATTGCATGAATTTCTTCTTCCGAATAAGGTTCTTCGATATTCTTTTTTACGCCTTTTTCTTTTGGTATTTTTACATTTTCCACAGGATTTTCTTTAATTGCCCCGTACTCATTTTTAGCCATCAAAAATAAGTTGTTAACGGCGTACAACATACGAAGCTTTGTATTTCTTGATAAAGGTTTATCAGAGTTTCTCCCAGGATCTTTTGTATTGATTCTTTGAGCATTAACAACAATTTTCTTTATCATGTATGGTTTGATATCGATTAGAGGGATAAAATCAAATTTATCAAGAAATCTATTCTCGATCATTCGCTTATAGTTATGATAAGACTTTGGCTCTAAATTTTTTTCGGCCTCTGAAAGCCATATTTTTCTATAAAATTCACCAAAAGTTATATTGAATAAATCCAACGAATCATCGGTCATTCCTTCGAATTGTTCTAACCAGATGTTCAATTCTTTATATGCCGCTCTTTTACTATTCGCTTTTATAGTTTTGCTTTTTCTTTTTGCCGAGCCATCAGGTTTGTATCCTAATACAGCTCTTAGTCTATATGTTTCATTGTCTACTTGTTCTAAGTATCCTGTTACTTCCGACATAATTGAATCTACTCTCTTTCTCTGATACAATAGGAACTATAAAGAAGCCTATCGTATAGGTTTGCTTTTTCATAGAACACGCTCGCTTTGGTCGGTGGGGCGTGTTTTTATTTATTATACAGTTGCTTTAAAAATAGCTGCTTTTTCAAATGATACTAAAGGAGAGAAGTGGATTTCTATTTCTCCCGTTTGGTTTAACGTGAAATGAGCAGTTACATCCATTTGTTTTCCTGGAGCAACAGATCCCATTGTATTTTCGTTGGCATATGTCTCTGATTTTTTGTCATCTGGTCCATATACTTCTACATCTGTACCTACAGGGATATCTGAATCGCCATCATTTTTTACGGTATAAGTAATTTTTACTACTTGTGCGGGTTGATTTTCTTCAAATTGATTTCTTTCATCAGTTAGTTCTACACTGTTTAGTGTATATTCAGCATCACCAACTTTTACAGTGTCACCAATCTTATAGAAGGTATCGCTTTTTTCTTCTTTAGAAGATGAAGTAGAGGTTGAAGATTTAGTTACTTTTTCGCCACCATTATCACTTGCTTTATTGCTATCTGAACCACCGTTTAAAGCAGAACCAATAATTATAATTAAAATTACTGCTAGTATCCAAAACCAAACTCTTTTGTAGAAAGGTTTTTTTACTTTGTACATTTTTCCATCTTGACCCATAACTTTTTTTGACATTTAAATATTCCTCACTTCTTGGTATAATATATTTGTGATCTCAGAAATGAGGTGTGAGTCCGTGTTGCAGCACGGGCTTTTTTTACTGTGCATAAGAGTATTTTTTCTTGAAATAGCATTGGCAGACAGCATAACAAGTATATCTGAGCTTATTCTGAATAGAATAATATTCCATAAATTTTTCGAGATTAAACTGAGATTCATCAGTCAGTTCGTTCTCAATATAGATATTTAATAAAATTAGAATAGCTATTTTATCTGCTTCTGTTTCAAATTTTGAGTGAAAAGTTGTAGAAGTATCGTACAAAACTGAAAATTCAAAATGAGAGGCGCTGAAATGTGCAAGTTCATGAGATAAATGAAAGGCTCCTGCAGTTTCACCGTATAGATTTTCATTCAAAAAAATGATTCTGGGTTTTGGATAGTAGAAACCAGGCTCTTTCATTTCCATATAAACTACTTTCAAATTGTATTCGCTCAACATTTCTTTCAATTTCAAATACATACAAACCATCACTCCAACTATTCATTTTCTTCTAAAGCTTTAGCAATTGCAATCGCTTTACGCATTGTCTCTTTAGATATTTCTTTTCCATCAAAAGAAAAAACAGTATCGTCTTCTGATAAATCCACATGTTTAGGGGTTTCTTTTTCTTCACGTCCCAGAAGATAGTCTACAGAAACATCGAAATAGTCAGCTAACCGAGCTAACTCAATAGAATTAGGAGTTTGTCTTTTCCAACTTCCTAAATATCCATTCGAATACCCGAAATTCATTTCGAGCTGTCTAATGGATAATCCTTTTTCTTTTGCTAACTCCTTTATTATTTCGTAAGTATTCATTGATAAATCAACCTTTCTGAATGCTTACAAAAAAAGTTTAGATAAATAATGTAAAAATAGTTGACTTATATACATTATTAATCTATACTATGTTTTGTAAACAAGTTTAACAACTAAAAAGACAACAAAAAATACTATTGATTAATAAATGCCAACCGCCAAGAAAGCTTTTTAAATCAAAGTTTATATGTCTTATTTAACTATGCATTTAGTATAGATTATTAATCTAATAAAGTCAACGCAGTTTTTTAAAAAGTTGTTAAATTTGTTTACGAATATAAAAGAAAGGAAAGTAAAAAATGAATACACCACAAATTTTCAATTTCGAACAAAACGAGGTTCGAACTGTTTTAGTAAATGATGAACCATATTTTGTAGGGAAAGACGTTGCAAGTGTTTTGGGTTATTCAAACACTAAAGATGCTTTGTCGCGGCATGTAGATTTGGAAGATAAGATGGGGTCGCGAATCACGACCTCAGGTCAATCGAGAGAGATGACGATTATCAACGAATCAGGTCTATACAGTTTAATACTTAAATCCAAGCTACCAAACGCAAAGAAGTTCAAACGTTGGGTAACGAGTGAAGTGTTGCCAGCAATTAGAAAACATGGAGGTTATCTAACTCCAGAAAAAGTAGAAGAAGCTTTGCTTAATCCAGATACAATCATTCAATTAGCAACTCAACTAAAAGAAGAAAGAACTGGAAGATTAATCGCAGAACAAAAGATTGCAGAGTACGAACCTAAAATCTCCTATTTAGATAGCATATTATCTTCTACAGATTCAGTAACAATTAGTCAGATTGCAGCAGATTATGGGATGTCTCCACAACAGATGAATAAATTACTTCATAAACTAGGTATTCAGAAAAAAGTCGGTAACCAATGGTTATTGTGCAAAAAACACATGAACCAAGGATACACAAAATCTCATACAACTGAGATCCCGAAAGCCGATGGTGGCACTAAAATTGTAATGAATACCAAATGGACACAGAAAGGGCGTCTATTTATCTACGAATTACTAAAAAAAGAAGGCTATTACCCTCAAATGGATTTAGAAGAAATTGGTTAGAAAGGAGTTTTAGTATGACTGATATTGCAGAAATCACTCAACGAGATAGAGAAAAAATCAAAGAATATGTCGAAAGTTCAAAGTTCTTAACTTACACCATGCTTGCTGAAAGATTTGGAATTAGCAAAAGCTACTTATCTTTAATTTTAAACGGTAAAAAGACTTCTGCAGAAGCAAATAGAATCATAGATTCGATTATTACTATGTACGAATTATAAATACAGGAGGAAACAACCAATGGAACAACTAGCTTTAGTTAACCTCTCGGCTCTCAAAGCTTCTTTGGCAGAATCTGAGATTGCAAATGAAGTGTGGGATACAAAGCAAGCTGCGGAATATTTGAAAACCACAACACGCACGCTAACTAAAGATGCCGAGTCCGGAAAAATTCCAGCGGCGAAAGTTGGCAGAGAATGGAGATTTAGTAGTATCGCTTTGTATCAGTATTTAAAAGGAGGTCAACATGGGAAAGTTTAATCGAACATTAGTATTCAGCGCACCGCTAATCATCTACGCTTTAGGACTTTGGGGAAGCAGGCAAGCATTAATCGGCACGATCGTTTACATGGTTTGGATTTTTATGGGGCTTGATGAAGCTGAGTACAAAACAAAAAAGCCAACCAGGGAGGCTGACTAAAGTGTGGTTCTGTTTATTAGGTGTTTATCTCGTGGCCGTTTTAGTAAATAACTACATGAGAAAACGCGGCGAATACTGGTATACATCCTATGCGGTTCTAGTATGTCTAATGCTTACAATTTTTCTAATGATTTATTCAAAATAGGTAATACTTTGTCAATCAAATAAGTTTCAAGAGATTTTTGTTCTGCATTAGTGTTGCCGTAACCAAAACGGCTTAAGAAAATTTTCATAACCTCTATATCTTCATTTTGAATATATGGCAGGACTGCATAACCTGATGCTTTTACAAAGGAAATAAACTATCTTTTTATATTTTACCACAGAAAGGAATGAACCGTAAATGCTAATTGCAACGGATACACTAGACCGCATCTTTTTAAAAGACGAATACAAACTGCGCAATATAGATGCGTCAGGAATTTTAGTATTTGATCTTTATGACAATGGAAAAATTGGTATCTATCAAGCAAGTGATATTGAAGAAACAAACCTTGCTTTCGAACAAATTGATGATTCTGTGGAATTGGATTTAGATGAGGCAATCCTAGCTTTTGAACAAATTGCAAAATTATTAAAGGAGGCACAAAAGAATGGCAACTCTTTACCAACTCAGCGAGTCATATATCAAAGTCCTGGAACTGGCAGAACAATTGGATGAAGAAATTCTTCGCGATACTCTCGATTCGATTAATGAAGCGATCGAGTATAAGGCAGAAAACTTAGCAAAAATAGTTAAAGAAGTAGAAGGGAAAGCTGAGTTAATCGATAGTGAAATTAAACGTCTNCAGGAACGTAAGACATCGCTTTTGAACAATGCTAAGAGTATCAANCACTATTTACAAGAGGAAATGGAAAAGACTGGTAAAACGAAGATTAAAGGTGAATTATTCAACATTGGAATTCAAAATAATCCAGTATCNGTCAATGTAATCAATGAGAACTTAATTCCAAAAGGATTCTTTACCCCTGTGCCTCCCAAATTGGATAAAAAGCAATTGAAGGAGGAACTGAAGCACGGAGATATTCCTGGTGCTGAACTCGTCCAAACAAAAGGTTTGAGGATAAGATGATGAAGGAGGAGAAATAATGGAACACGAAAACGTAAAAGACGCTTTGAAAGCTGCTATCGAAATCGCGGAAGCTAAAGGAATAAAGGTTGACGGCAAACCAGCAACTGTCCATGACATTCAAAATTTGACGAAAGAACATCTTTATTTTATCGCCGACTTGCTTGGTTTGTCGGAATTGTATTTAGACAAATAACCCCACACGGAAGGAGTGGCTAGGGTGGTTGTATTACAAGTAATAGTCTGCGTAACATTCATTTGGTCGTGCATACCGGTTTGTATATATATCATGAAGAAGCTTCGCCCTGAGTCTTACAAATTATACGCAATTTACAGCATAACAGTAGCTCTTGCATTTACATTGTTTGCAATTTCTAGGCTTCCGTTTTAATCGTGGGAATGAATTTTTAATGAACTAAATTATCTATAAAGCAAAAAAAGGAGAAACAACATTGAAAAACAAACTAGCAAAAACAACAGCAATCATCGGACTAGCACTAGGTAGCGGCGTTATCGGCTACGCAGCAAGCAATGCGTTTCAAGATTTGGACACGATCAAAGCAAATTTCAACACAGTCCTACAATACGGTCAAACGAAATCGCAACGTGTGTCAGAACTTGAATCACAGCTATCCAACAACACTCGCACACAGGAGCAGCTGAAAGCCGAAATTGAGCAAATCAAATCGGACAAGCAGAAGGAAATTGAAGCCAAGCAACGAGAAGTCGAACAAAAGCAACAGGAGATCGCTACAAAGCAACAGGAAGCCGATAGCTTGCGCCAACAACTATCCACAGTGCAAAACGACAAGGAGCAGTTAGAACAGCGCGTGAGCGAGTTACGGCAGTATACGGATCAAAAGGTAGGGGAGTTGGGGAAATGAAAGAGTTGACTATTTATGACCCAAATATTTCATGGGCTAAACACACAATTAAAGTTTCTTTTATGATTTGGGGTTACAAAGGATATGTTACTTACAAAGTGGGCGGTAACACTAAGGGTTTATCATTAATAGCTATTGATTCAGATGATCTATATGATGCTAATTTCGAGGATAACCCAGTTAATTTCCGTGACCTTGATGAAGATTGGTTCTCTATGGAACTTACTAACGATAAAGGCGACAGTACACTTGTAGAAGATGAATTCGACAGACTAGGTGATTATATTGTCGGTGTTGAAATTATTGCGCACGAACCAGAGTAGGAGAGTGAATACAAAATGATTAAAAGAATCACTATATCAGTTGAAGAAGATAGTGGATCAACAATGCAGCATACCGACAATCGAAAAACTTTTTTAACCAATAGAAAGGAGAATTTTGATGCAGATTAAGAAGGCGACGGATATCGAACAAACCAAGGGAACATATTTGATCTACGGTGCTCCAGGAAAAGGTAAAACTTCAACGGCTAAATATTTTCCAGGGAAAACACTGATCCTTGATATTGATCGGACTTCAAAAGTCCTTAGAGGTGAGAAAAATGTCGATATCGTATATATCGACAACGAAGATACCTGGAACGACTGGGGCAACACGTTGGCTGATTTAACTACCAATTATGTAGGTGTTTATGACAACGTGGTTGTCGATAATGTCAGCGAATTGGAACGGTGTATTCTGTCCAGTTTAGGCGCAGAAGGAAAAAACAACGGCGTTCCTTCGCAAGGCGATTATCAATATATGCAATTTAGAATGGTGAACAGCCTACGCTATATGAAAAATTTAGACAGCAACCTTATCTGGACCGCATGGGAAGAAATCGATTTGTGGACGGATTCGGATGGATCTTCTTACAACATCGCTTTGCCGCAGATCAATCGAAAGATTCGAAACAATATTTTGGGATTATGTGACGTTGTTGGTCGATTGATGGTAAAGGAAGACGATGAACGCGGATTTATTTTACAAGCCACAGATTCAACCTATGCCAAAAATCAATTGGATAATAGATCTGGCTGTAAGCAAAGTGAGCTGATTTTAGATGGAATTGTACGACTACCAGAATGATTTAGTCGATCGTGCAAGACAAGCCTATGTTGATGGTTACAAGGCACCATGTATCGTATCACCGTGCGGTTCTGGAAAATCAGTCATGGTTGCAGAGATCGCTAAACGAACCACACGAAAAGGCAACAGAGTGTTGTTCTTGGTCCATCGTCGTGAATTGATTGATCAGATCAAAGATACGTTTCAAAAGATGGGCGTAGATAATCAGCTTGTAAATTTCGGCATGGTTCAAACAGTCGTACGACATCTTAAAACCATCAAGAAACCACAACTGATCATCACTGACGAAAACCATCACGGGTTAGCAGCGTCCTACAGAAAAATCTATGAGTATTATTCGGACGTTCCGCGATTAGGTTTTACCGCGACACCCATCCGGTTAAACGGTAGTGGGTTGGGGGATGTGAACGACTTGCTAATTGAAGGAGTATCGGCTAAATGGTTGATTGAGAATCATAGATTAGCTCCTTATGAATATTATGCACCTAAATTGATCGATACAGCCGAATTAAAGAAAGCTTCGACTGGAGATTTTACAAAGAAATCAATGGATAAGGCAGTGAAGAATACTATTTATGGCGACGTGTTGAAACATTATAAAACGTTAGCAGAAGGTGAACAGGCAATAGCATACTGTCACAGTATCGATGCAAGTAAACACACTGCTGAAATATTCAACGATGCTGGTTATAAAGCAACACATATCGATGCAAAAACTCCAAAAGATGAACGTGCAGATATTATCGAAGCGTTCAGAAATCATGAAATTAAAATCCTATGCAATGTTGATTTGATCGGAGAAGGGTTTGATGTTCCTGATTGTTCGACTGTAATTATGTTGAGACCTACTCAATCGTTATCATTGTACATTCAGCAATCGATGAGGGGGATGCGTTACCGACCAGATAAAACGTCAATCATCATTGACCATGTGGGTAATGTGAACCGTTTTGGATTGCCTGATATGGATCGTGAATGGAGTTTAGATACAAAAAAGAAAACAAAAACTGATAGTGATTTATCTATCGTTCAATGCGCGTTTTGTTTTGGTGCTTACGAACGGCCAAAAGGCGATAATATTTGTCCGTATTGCGGAGAGTTGCAGCCGATTGAAGAACGAAAGTCAGAGTTAGAAATCGATGAATCGGCTGAATTAATGAAAGTCGGAGAAACGAAAATTACTTTGAATTTTGAGAACAATAAATATTACAACATGACGGAAGATGAAGCAGAAAGTATAGAGGACTTATATGCCATAGCAAGAGCTAAAGGATTTAAACCTGGTTGGGCTTATATGGCTGCTAAGAGGAAGGGGTGGTTGTAGGAATGGGCGGTATTTTTGGTAAAAAAGCAGAAGATGTTCAAGGTTCAATAATAAATGGCGTAACAATAATAGGTGATACTGGAAAAAGAGATAGTTCAGGCAATCAAATTGTAATCGCTAGAAATAAAAATAACGAAGTTTTTGAATCTTCTCTATCTAATATAAAAAGAGGTGTTGTTAACGGGACAGGCGAAGAGAGTGGCTACGTTAATTTAAAAAAAGCTAATGAAAAATACCATGTTGAAGGAACTTACGTTAAGGCTTTGTCTGTCGGTGGAACAAAAGGCGTTAATTGGGATAAACGAAGAAATAAATGGAAAGCACGATTATATTTCAAAGGAGAATATGTCTTACAAAAGGATTTCAACACCAAAGAAGAAGCAATCCAAGCACGACTTGCAGCAGAAGAAAAATATTTCAAACCTATCTTAGAAAAATATGAAAATAAAAAGGAGAATGATTAACATGACAGGATTTAACTTAGACTTTTCAAAAGCGCAACAAGGGAACGAAATCAAAGACGGTACGTACGAAGTGGTCGTAAACAAAGCTGTAGAAAATGCAACTAAATCAGGCGCAGAATTTATCGATATCGATTTGATCGTTCGTAACGATGTGGATCAACCGTTCCAAAATAAACACATTTTCGCAAAAATCTGGAAAGCCAAAGCTACCGGCAAATATAACGAAGGTATGATCATGGCAATTGCACAAGCGCTACAGTTGGAAGACGGAAAATCATATAACGGGTTTGATGAATTGCTGGCGGACTTTGTTTTGAAAACCGCCTCAGTACGCGTGAAAACTGAAGAGTCAAATGGATATAAAAACGTCAATGTGAAGTCTTGGGATAAAACGAACACACGGGGCGTAATGAATCACCAATTCAAAAATGGTGATGAACCATCCTTCGGACCGGAACGTTCAAGAGCGACAACGGTTAGAAATGACAATCTTCCATTTTAATTGAGGTGTAATCAATGTATGAAAAAATTCCAAAAGAGCTTAAAAATCTCAAACAATGGTGTGTTTATAAGCTAGTTTGGGATGAAAAGCGGCAGAAGCACACGAAGATCCCTTATAACGCCAACAACGGGCATAAAGCCAAATCCAATGACGAGAGTACCTGGTCTGATTTTCAGACCGCTCTCGCTGCTATTGATCACTACGGAATGAGTGGACTGGGGTTCTTTTTCAAACCACCTTATTTCGGCATTGATATCGATAATGCTGAAGGTGAAGTTGAGCGATTTAAATCAGGTGATATAGAAGAAAATATTATCTATGAATTTATCGAAAGCATGAGATCCTATGCTGAGTATTCTCAATCAGGTACTGGCATCCACATTATTGCTCGCGGAGAATTGCCCGGCGGAAGACGCAGGAAAGGTGACGTAGAAATGTACCAGAACGGCCGATTCTTCGTTATGACTGGAAATGCCGCATCAAAATATTTAGAAATAACTGAGCCGAATCCAAAGGATATCAAACGCCTATATGATCGCTACGTTGGAGATGAAAAAATCATCCAATTCAAAGAAGAAAATCCGCTGATGAATACCGTTGATTTACCGGTTGAAGAAATTATCAAACGTGCTGAATCGTCTTCCCAAGGGGCAAGATTCAAAGTCTTTATGAACGGCGGTTGGGAAGCTTTTTATTCCTCGCAATCCGAAGCGGATATGGCGTTCGCCAACGACTTGGCTTTTTGGACCGGTAGAGACTTTGAAAAAATGGATGAGATTTTCAGAGCGTCTGCAATGATCCGTAGCAAATATGACCAAAAAAGGGGATCGGCAACTTACGGAGAATCTCTACTAAATAAGGCAATTGCTGATACAAATTCCGTCTACAACCCCAAACGGAAATCTGATTTTAAGATTTTTATCAAAGACCAGGAACAGCCAAAAGAGGAAAAATACTATTCGTACGACGACACCGGCAACGCGGATCGGTTTACTGATATCTACGGAACGTTAGTCAAATATTCGTACATTGATAAATCTTGGTATTACTACGATGGGAAAGTTTGGCTACAGGACAATACCGGCGAAGTTCGGAAAATGATCGATACGACAGTAGACATCATGGGAAAAGAACCGTTAACGATCCCTGAAGGCGCAGACGATGAAACCAAAGAAGCTTTGATGAAAGCGAAAGAAAAACACGTCAAGCGTTCTCGCAGCAATGCCGGAAAAAACGCTATGATGGACGAATTGAAACATCGACTATCCGTATTGCCGGAAGAGTTCGACAAAGATAAAACGCTGTTCAACACACAAAGCGGCTATCTGTCTTTGCATGACGGTCTTCTACACGAGCATGAGATAGACAAAATGTTTACACGTGTTTCAAATGTCGAGTACACAGAATCGGTCGATTGTCCTATGTGGGAAGAATTTATTAATCAGATTTTTGACAATGATCAAGAATTAATCAGATATATCCAGAAATGTGTCGGATATTCCCTGACCGGATCTACCAGAGAGCAATGTATGTTCATCCTCTACGGTCATGGGTCAAATGGAAAGTCGGTATTTTTGGAAATTATTTCTGAATTGATGGGAAACTATGCGATGACTATGCAGGCACAAACGATCATGGTCAAGCAAAGCCAATCATCAGCAAACAGTGATATTGCACGATTGAAAGGTGCGCGGTTGGTCACTTCGTCAGAACCGAATGAAGGCGTCCGACTGGACGAAGGTCTGGTCAAACAATTGACTGGTGGTGATAAAGTCACGGCTCGGCACCTTTATGGAAAAGAATTCGAGTTCGAACCTGAATTCAAGTTGTGGCTGGCAACGAACCACAAGCCCATCATCCGTGGGACCGATGACGGCATCTGGCGACGGTTAAATTTAATTCCATTCACTGTCCAAATCCCGGATCACAAAAAGGATAAAAATCTGAAATTTAAATTGCAGACGGAGTTGCAAGGGATCCTTAAATGGGCAATCGATGGTTGCCTGTTGTGGCAGAGAGAGGGCTTGGAGAAACCAAAGTCGGTTGTTGCAGCGAGTCAGGATTATCGAAACGAAATGGATCAAATAGGTACATTTATCGAAACGTGTTGCGAAACAGGTCCAGGACTAAAAATATCAGGCGGAGAATTATACAAAGTTTATCGTGAATGGGCATCAGATAATGGCGAGCATACTTTCACTAACACGAAGTTTGGCAGAGAGATTTCAAAGAAATATAGCAAAGAAAAAGCTGGTGGATTTATGGTTTATAAAGGAATCACATTAAAACCAAGAAAATACGATAACGTTAGAGAACTTTTTAAATAAATCTGGAGGGTTCTGGAGGGTTGAGAACGAAACCCTCCAACCCTTAGAAACGTTGATATATCAGTATTTATATTATATTTTTCTTTCTTTCTGGAGGGTTTTAAAAAAATAATAAAGTATTAAAGTAAAAAATAAAAAGTAAATTATATAAAAAAGAATAGGTTTTTGGGTCTGACCCTCCAAACTCTCCACCAAAATCTTCCTAAATGCTTTGATACCAACGATTAAACAGTCTGGAGGGTTACATTGAAATCAGAACATCAAATACAAGACGAGATCAGAATTGCCTTATCAAAACATGGTTGCACGATTTTTCGATCCAATGCGGGACAAGTGACAACGATCGAAGGGCGGCAATTTTACGGGATGCCAAAAGGGTTCCCAGATCTATGTGGACATCGTAATTCTGATGGGAAAGCAATTTATATAGAAGTAAAAAATGAACGCGGTAAGTTGCGTGAAGATCAAAAAAGGTTTGCTGAATTTTTAAACGGTCAACCTGTACTATACGGTGTTGCACGATCAGTGGAAGAAGCATTGAAAATTGTGGAGGAATCATCATGACAACAGAAGAAGTGATTCAAATGCGTATTCGAAGCCTTCAGCGTGAGATTGACGATCTGGAACGGACAAAGGCAGTGATGGTCAATGAAACGGCGAGGAAGGCAATCGATTTGCACATAGAGAATTTAAGAAGGGAAATCCATCGATTGGAGGAATGAGCGTGGATAAGAAAGCAGCAATGAAACGAATCATCGAACTGACACATTCTGAGAATTGGCAAGAAGACAAAGAAATAGTTGCAGAAGTCCAAAAGCTCGGTAAATCAATGTGGAGTGAAAAAACCAAACGGAGAACACCGAGAAAAATTGCAATCTGGCATGGTGACCGAATTCTAGTAACAGGTACTGCTGAACAGTTATCTGAAATTACTGGATTAAGCAAAAACATTATCTGGGATAGAGCTAAACGCGAGAACGTTGATTCGAAAGGTCGTCAATTTAAACATTGGGAGAAGAAATAATGGAGGAACTAATCACAAAAGTAGAGCAGTGGGCAAAAGATAAGGGATTGGATCAAGCTGATTCCAGCAAGCAAATGTTAAAAACGATCGAAGAGATTGGGGAAGTTGCCGCTTCTCTAGCTAGAAAAGATGAATATGGTTTAAGAGACGGAATTGGAGACGTAGTAGTAACCTTGATTATTTTAGCTATGCAAAATGATATGGATTTGTACGAGTGTCTGAACCAAGCATACAACGAAATCAAAGGACGCACAGGAAAAATGGTAGATGGTGTATTCGTGAAGTCGAGTGATTTGGAGGACAGCGATGAATAAAAAAGTATTAATTGATAAACAAGCATTGATTGATGAATTAATGAAAATACCTGGTGTGGGATCTAATAGTGACGCTTTAGAAACGATTAAACGTTTCCCATCGTATGAACCGCAGAAGCCAGTTGTGCCTAAGTTTGTGGCGGAACTACTCGACTATTATCGTCAGTCAACAGATGTTGATTTATTAGCTTTATTGATAACTTTCCATGATTGGTATTATCGCAAAACTAAAGACGGTGAGCATGAAGAAGCAATTGATTGGCTAGTTGATCATCCTGAAATTTATATGCGTGCATGGCTGTTTGGCTACGAGCTCGAGAAAGAGCCGTTGTATTGCGTAATAATCAATGGTAGATATCTTGTCAAAGTATTCAGCAATACAAACGTTGTCATATTAGTTCCAGCAGATGAATTTTCACAGTACGTTACTCAAAAATTTCAATTAACTGAAAAACAAATCAAAGCAATTGATGAAAGATACTGGCCGTTTGCTGTGCCAGTGGATGAGGTGGTAGAAGGATGAGCGACCCATACATTACTAAATTAGAAAAGTTGTCCGAAGATTTTGAGAAGAATAAAAATAAACTAACTAAAGATAAACTTATAGAACTGGTTAGGTTGGTTATCAGAGGAGCTATTACAAGAGAAAAGGCGCAGCAAAACATAGAAATTTTTGCTCGTAGTGTCCGAGATGGATTAGAGAAGAAAGTTAAACAAAATGAACAACAGACACCGCAGAATAACAAAACTAAGAAAACGGGAACTGAATGTACTAAAGACAAAGTTTGAAAAAGAATATGGAATTTCAGCAGAAGAAACATATAAAGTGGCAAGTCAGTGTGTTGCTGATGCGAGCGGCGCTATTCGTAAGTTTGGAATTTCGATATTAAGTGATGATCGTAAATGGGAGGAAAAAGAATGAAACTAAAAGACGGATTTTACTCCAGCAGTCATGGTATCGGCGGTTTAATGCTAGATATGCCGACAAAGAACCCTAAAACACGTGAGAAACCAAAATTCAAAGTCGGTGACATGGTTCGCTGTGAAGCAGAAGGATTCATCTATCCATTTTGTGGATATGTAGAACATCTCTATAATCACTCAGCAATCATTCGTATTGAAAACACGATGGAATGTGACAAGTGGTTAGCGAAAAGCAAAGAGAATTTAGCAGTAGCGAGATTGGTGGATATGGAGGTTATATAAACAGCGAAAAAATGTACTTCTAAGAGAAAAATTTATTTTTTATAAAAATAGGAAAGTATCATTATGAAAAAGACCACAGAGATAAATAAACCTACCACATAAAAAATGAATATTTCTTGCGATTCAATATAGGTATATTTAACAATTTGTACAATAAAAAATACTATAGGTAAAAAAGATAACATGAGGAGCTTATTTGTTCTAGAGTGTTTGACAAAGTAACAAAATGCGACGATACCAATACAAACGGGAATCCAAAATAACAGCATGCTCCACATAGTCACTCAACCATCTCCTATACGCTTTATTATCAATAGATAATATCATTTTTCGTAATAAAGATAAAAAAATAAGTAAGGCTTCTCATTAAAATATAAAAAAGACAGCCGACCACTGACTGCCTATATAAGAGTATTGAAATAAAAAGCTGCTGATATAATAAATTCCACAAGTTTATTATATCACATAAAGGAGCGGTTTGACTTGATGCAATTGTTACGAGAGGTAGATTTCAAACAGACAAGATGTAATGCGAGAGATGTGCTGAAGAACTTTCGGCGTTTGGAGCGGATGGCAGGTCGCTCTTTGATAGATATTAAGTCGCCGATTATTACGGATATGCCGAAGGCGCCGAAGCACGGCAATAAGGCAGAAGACGCAATCATTCAGATGATGGATATAGAAGCGGAGAGAGACGCGATTCTAGCAGCCTTGATGGCTCTTAGTCTGATTAGTCGTCAGATACTCTACTATAGCTTTTGTGTGCCAGATAGCTTCTCAAACTACAGAATTAGCCGTGAAGTGGGTTATTCAGAAAGAAGTATACAACGGATGAAGTCGGAAGCTCTAATAGAGTTTGCAGAAGCATATAAACACGGAAGAATAATTGCTTATAAATAATTTGGCGGCTTTTTGGCGGAATGATGGCGGTTTTTAGCTATTTACCAGTGATATTATGGTAGTGTCGAAAGATTAGTGATAGGTCTAAGACAAAATAATAATAAAAGGAACATCGTTTTATTATTGTTTCACAATTAAGCTTCGATAGACAGCAACGGAAATATTAAGAATAAGGATGTGAATTTTAACTCCTTCTAAATTGTTCTTATTATCTATCATCCGTTGCTGTCTATTGTTTTTTTAATTATTCACACGATAACTAAAGGTGAGCGAAGAGAAATGATTCCATTAATAATTTCAATTTTTGCGCTTTGTCTTAATGTCTATATGATTGGATTTAAAAATGGGCAAAATAAAAGATAGTAGTAACTAAGAAAGAAATTTTTATATTGTCACTGTGGCGGAAAGGGTAGACGCTAAGCATGTGTGCTAGGTCAATGCTTCGGCAACTATGCAATGTTCGATTCATTGCCAGTGACTTTGGCAACCGAGGCATCGGCGGTTTAAAAATATAGGGGTGCGCAATTTCGTACGCGTTTTGTGCATCGTGTAGGTTGCTATTACATATTAGATCACTCGTTGAGTGGTCTTTTTATTTTACATAAAGGAGGTAACAACGATGTATAGACCACAATACTTAGAACAGAAGTATGAAGTAATCACTGTGCAAAACGGTAACGGTGAGATAGTACGAAAGTATAGAAGACCAATAAAGAGCGATACATATAAACGAAAGGAAAACAATGAAGTTATTTCTTTTCGCAGAAGGAGAAAAGCCAAATGAGAAACTACTGGTATGTATCGCTAACTAATGAATATCCTCGAACCATTGATGATTGTTCAGTGCGTGTTGTGCGTTCTGTACAAATCAAAGGGAAGTACTCTATTGTCGAAATGCTAAGAGAAGCTACACCAAACGAAGTGGATAAATGCAAGCTGATATATTGCGGTCATGGCTATTGGAAAGACGAGTATATCCAACAAAACATTGAGAGGTGGATAGATAGATGAGTTACCTCGAACATTTGAAACGTTGCTACATGCATTCTAAGAATAAACTTCCTGACAGCTACACTGTAGATGATGTTGCTATACATGTATTGAAGACTGAGAGCCATAGCAGTCCTGATGGTAGCAGTAAGGAGCAGACGCTCGCGTGGTTCAAGTTCTTTAAGTGGATTAAGGAGGAAGAGTAATGCACATGCACATAGGAGAAAAGATATATAAATTGAGACGGCTTAATAACGAAACAATGAACGACTTAGTTAAACAAACTGGAGTGTCAAAATCATGGTTATCTGATATTGAGTCTGGAAAAAAGCAACGCGTTGATTTTAATAAGATATGTGCAATAGCCAAACATTATAAAGTTAGCTTAGAATACTTTCGGGATGATTATTTGGATAGTGATGAACACGAGGATATTATTCCTTTGACAGGCGAAACAAGAGTTAAATCAGTGAAATCGCTTGAACAAAGCCTAAAGTATCTGAATAACAAACAAGAACCTAACCTTCTAGAGATCAAACTAAAAGATACTGACTCAGTACCAGAGGTTTGGTACAAGGGTGAGAGGTTGGATGAATTGCCTAAAGGATTAGTAGATGTCTCGTATCATTGGAAGACTGATGATTTTACTAATGATGATAGAGGAGCGAACGACATCACGATTCAATACTTTTCTAGCTTTAATGATAAGTATCCAGATAAGAAAACAATCGGACACAAGAGAGATATGTAAATGAAAGAAGTTAGACCTAGAGACGAAATAGACAAACTATACAAGACCAAACGATGGCGAGACCTAAGGCAAGTAGTAATAGCTAGGGACTTCGGCATGTGCCAAGAGTGCAAGCGTCGAGGGCGGAACACAAGGGGCACGATCATCCATCACATAGTCGAGGCGAGGGAAGACCTGTCACTGTTCTGGTCCGTAGATAACCTTGAATGTATCTGTGTAGCTTGTCACAACAGAGAGCATCCAGAGAGATCAGGCGGGAAGAAGAAACCAAAACCTAAATCACATATCGTTAAAATGTATTCAACTCCTGAAAGATAAGTTTGCAGCGAAATGAAGGTAGCCCCCCTACTCTAAAAGATTAAAGAGTAAGGCTTGAGAAGAACGGTGCTGTCCTTCCTTCGTAAAAAGACCGCTTTTCAAGTTTTTTGGAGAAAAAGGAAAAAGCCGACCAATTTAAGCCGGCTTTGGACGAAGCTATTTCTTAGTCCATTTGTTTCCTTTTTGAGAAGTAGGGGGTAATCGGTCGCCTGGATCAATTTTTACTTCTTGTCCGCCTTGGACATTTCCACCACGAGGACCCACTTCTTTGTAGGTTCCTTTTGGTTTGTTGTCTTCGCCGGGTTTATAGAGTTCTCCCATAGGAATCCCTCCTTAACAAATTTCGGCACAGCACTGCCGATAACCTAATTATAAGGATTGTGATAACGATTTCAATCTATCTTTTGAAAGAAGGTGATATTATGCCGCAACCAGCGAAGAGTGCAAAATTACAATTATTAAACGGAAACCCAAATAAGAAGAATACCGAAGAACTCCGCAAGCGAGCGGCCGCAGAAGACAAATTAAAAATGGCTACTGACAAAATCAAACCGCCGTTATGGCTAGATTCGCTAGGAAAGGATACCTTTGAGTTTATCGCCGATGAATTGCTGTCTGTGGATTTAATCAGTAATCCGGACGTCCATACAATGGCTCTATACTCCAATTGGTATTCGCAATACGTTTCTTTAGAAAAACAGCTTCGAAAACTACAACGAGAGTACAAGTTGAACTATGCGCTTGCGAAAAAGGAGGCAGAGGCGAGAGGTGAGCCGTTTAATGAACCTAATGAATTAATTGGTAATCCGCTCTCTCGGCAGATGGATACAGCGTCTCGGAATCTCCGTTCTTTTGGCGCTGATTTAGGACTATCACCAGCAGCCAGAGCTAAGTTAGCTATTAAGATGGCTGATGATGGTGGTGATGACGATGACGACTTCTAATATTTTGGATATGTCTTACACAGAACGTGTGGACTATTGGCAAAGCTATCTTGAGGAGCAAGCTTCTTGGGGTGGCTTTTTAAAATGTCCATATCCGGAATTGTTAACTACTTGGTATGCGGAACGATTAATCGATGGAAGCATACCAGCCAGCAAAGAAAATATTCAAGCTGCTAAACGGCATATGCGTGATTTGCAGCGCCAAGGAACAGATGATTTTCCTTGGATCTTTGACGAAGAAAAAGGTCACCGGCCTATTAGATATATCGAAAAAAAATGTAAACCAACTGAAGGCGACTTTGGTTCGTTTGTTTTGCAACCTTGGCAGCATTTCATAATTGGATCCATGTACGGATGGGTACATCGTGATACAGGAGAGCGTCGCTTCCGCGAGGCTCTTATTTTTGTTGGACGTAAAAACGGTAAGTTTTGCCGTTTAAAAATCGGGCAAAATCGGTGAAAACCTTTATTTTTGGCTTTCTTTTAGTAATAATTCGATAGCTTTATCAAGCAATTTAGACATAGGAACCATAGTTTCTTCCGACATTTTTTTTAATCCTTCGTATAAATCTTTATCAATTGCGTTAGAAATTCTAATTCTGTTTTTTAGTCCGTATTTGTCCATGTGTGACACTCCTTTTTATTTTACTATAACATCCGATTCCACCGCTTGCAACTACCATCAATTGATGGTAGTATATAAAAGAGGTGAGTAGATTGAAAAAATACATTATTTACAAACACTTAAATAAAATAAATGGCAAAATTTATATCGGTGTCACAAATGATATTGGCAGAAGGTGGAGGAGCGGTGGGATTGAATATAAACCACCAAAGAACGAAACCCAACACCACAGAAGTTTTTGGAATGCAATACAAAAATACGGGTGGGAAAATTTTGATCATTTGATTATTGAAGAAGACTTAACGATGAAAGAAGCTTTTGAGAAAGAAAAGTTTTATATTGAACTTTATGACTCAACTAATAAGAAAAAAGGTTATAACATCGCAAAAGGCGGAAATGGCGGAATAATATATAAAGTTCACCCCAAAGGAATGCTAGGGAAAAAACAATCTAAAGAATTTTCTTCAAATCACAGTAAATGGGCAAAGAACCATAAGAATAATTGTATGACAAACGGTGATGTTGTATGGGGTGTTACTCACGAACACCCAAAAGGCATGTTGGGAAAGCACCACAGCAAAGAATCAATTATGAAAAAGAAAGCATATAGTGGTGAAAATGCTGTAACCTCAAAACCAATTGTCGCAATTGAACGGGATGGAACTAAAAGAGAATTTCACAGCGCTAAGCTTTGCATGGCTTACTATTCGATTAGTACATGTGTTTTTTACCGACTTTTAAAAGATGGCGCCCCTTATGTGATAAATCCTAAAGCGAACTACAGAAATAAAGAAAAAATATTAGCTATCGAAGGAATTATGTTCAAACATAAAGAAGATACCGAGGTAAGTTAGTAGATTGCGAAAGGTTACTAACTACCGTAACGCGTAGGAGTTGAATAAATATAATGCTCCCAAGAGTGTCCGACAGCAGATAATTTGCTGAAAATGTACGCTAAACTGGGCCAGAACTGACTGACCGATGAAAATGAGGGTGACCTCCAGAGTGCGAGATAAAAAGCTCGCAGATAATAACAATCGAAAACATCACTAATTTCAGGCCTTTCCACATACATGGTCGCTTATGATGATGAACAAGGCGCCAACGTTTACGTATTGGCAAATGCTCGTGATCAAGCAAGCTTGTTGTTTGATAAGGCCGCAGAAATGGTCAAACAATCGCCGGCGCTCTTTAAGAAATTTGGTAAGCCTAAACGATCAAGTATTAATTATGCTCCCGCCTTTTCTAAAATGGAACCACGCGCCTCAGATAGCCGGAAATTGGATGGGCTAAACACTCACTTTGGTATTTTTGACGAGATCCACGAGTTTACGAATTACAATCTGATCAACGTTATCAAGAAATCAAGAGGAACCAGAAAACAGCCTCTGATAGTTTATATCACAACTGCTGGATATGTATTAGATGGTCCGTTGATGTCTTATTTTGAGCAAGGTGTGGACTGTTTGGAACATTTGGAAGATGACATCGATGAACGGACTTTCTATTATCTGGCAAAACTTGACAGTGCGGAAGAGGCTGATGACCCAAGATTATGGATCAAAGCCAATCCGAATATTTGTCTAATGAATTTTGTTGGCATGCTAGATGACTATGTTAAGGATAAAAAAGATCCAAAAGAATATGCTGACTGGATTACCAAGCAATTTAACTTGTTTTCCGATATCGATGAGCTGTCATTTGTCGATATGCCTACCATTAAACGAAACAATAAAACCATCGATATTGAAACGCTCAAAGGTAAGAAGTGTGTCGGTGGTTTTGACTTGTCCGAAACGGAAGACTTTACCGCAGCCGTTTTAGAATTTCCGCTTGAAACAGGCGAGGTATTCATTTTGCAACACACATGGATCCCACAAGCTAGATTTGATCGAGATAACAATCAAGAGCGTATCAAAGCGTGGGAGAAGGTGGGAGATCTAACGATTATTCCTGGTGATTACGTCAATTATGAATACGTCTTAAATTGGTTTGTAGAAAATTCGAAAATCTATGACATTGTAAAAATCAATTATGACAAGGCCAAGGCGCTACGATTAAATAAAGAACTAGAAAATGCAGGATTTGAAACCAACGAGATTCGGCAAGGGTTTCTATCATTAGGTGGGCCAATGCAAAACTTCAAGGAAATGCTATTGGACGGTAAGGTGATTTTCAACAATTCCAAGCTTTACCGATGGTATCTATCCAACGTCAAGCTGGTGATGGATCGCAACTCAAACTGGATGCCGTCTAAGCAGTCCAAGAGTAGAAAAATAGATGGTTTTGCAGCAAGTTTGAACAGCCACGCCGAAGTGTTGAATATGTTGGTTAATCCTGTCGGAACCGGGAAAGTAACCTATTACTCGATTTCCGATTTAATGAATATGTAAGAAAGGTGTGGAGGAATGAGTATTTTAGATCGTTTGCGTTCTTTTGGCCGAGCGAAGCCGAAAGCGAGCAAACAAGAGTATTTTTTGAATGACCCGGGATTGATACCGTATTTAGTCGGAAAAGATGAAATATCAGAAGGGATTTTTTCCGTAATTAGCCGTGTATCGAACGTTTTTGCGTCTCTCCCTCTCAAAATGATAGATGTGGAGTTTGGCCAACCGGACGACTGTCCTGCATACAACTTGTTGAGCGAAGGCCCTCGATATTTTACAAAGTTTGATTTTTTCCGGGACGTGGAAGTTTTGAGAAACTACCAAGGGAATGCGTATGTGCAGATTTTCCGAAATATCAATGGAGAAGTAGCAGATATGGCGTTAGTAAAACCTGGTGCTTGCCATCCAGTGATTGATATGGATAGCGGGGAGCTTTACTACCAAGTAACTGCGACTGACAAAGGCAGTTACAAGCAAGTTATCTATGTACATTACATGGAAATGCTTCACTTTAAACAACCGAGGTTTGGCGGCTTGGAAGGTACAGACCCCACAAAAGTATTAACGAATACCCTCGGATATGATCGAGAAGTCCGAAAAATCTCTTTAAGTCAGCTTAAAGGAAGTAATGAAGGGCTAAAAGTTAAGTTTGCTAGCAATATGGATGAAGAAGCTAAAAAAGCTACAGTTAAAAACATTGCTGATTTTTATCGACAAAACGGTGGACTACTTGTGGAAGAAAACGGTGTAGAAATCGAACGTTTACAACGAGAGCTGGTAGACAGCAAGCTTTTAGATACTGATAAAGTATCTCGCTCCAGAATCGCTATGGTCTACAATGTGCCGGAGCATTTCATCGGGAATAACCAGTCGAGTTACTCCTCTCAGGAACAGCTCAATATGGAATTTTTGACGTACAATCTAGTACCGACCGTTAATCAATATGAAGCGGAACTAAATAAGAAAACACTATCGAGAACCGAAAAAGCAAAAGGTTATCGATATAAGTTTAATGTCGCAAGTTTGCTAAGAGCTGACACTCAGGCAAGGGGACAATTCTATCAAATCATGCGACGAGGCGGAGCATACTCAGCGAATGATGTCCGAAGATTTGAGGACTTGCAACCGATAAATAAAACCGGTATGGATGATTACCATATTTCCGGAGACCTATATCCAATCGATATGGATCCAACATTAAGAAAAACAACCTCGTCTAAAAGCGTAGCCGAAAACGGTTAGGTTTTTTTAGTTTGCACCGAAGGGAGGTGGAAAAATGAAAAAAGTGACGTTAAGCGGCGATGTCGTGGATAACGATACCGCGTGGCTTTATGACTGGTTTGGGATCAATTGTATCTCACCAGGGAAAATTTCTGCCGCTCTTACAGAAGCAGCGGGGGATGAAGTAGAACTTGATATCTCATCGAACGGTGGGGATGTCCTAGCGGCAAGCGAAATATATACCGCTATCCGTGCCTATCCGGGAAAGGTATCCGGAAATGTTGTGAGTATTGCAGCAAGCGCTGCAAGTGTAATCGCTTGCGCTTGCGAACCGCTTAGAATCTCACCTACGGCACACATCATGATTCATAACGCATGGGTGACCACTAGTGGCAACGCTGAGGAATTAAAAGCCAATGCAGAAATGTTAAGCAGTGTGGATGAGTCTATTGTTAATGCTTACGAGATCAAAACAGGACTCGATCGGAAAAAACTTGCTGATTTAATGGCGAAAGATACTTGGTTAAATGCTCAAACAGCAGTAGCAGAAGGGTTTGCAGATGAAATTATGTTTGCAGAAGCACCAGTAACGGTACTCAATGCCTCTCAACCGGTTATTCCAAAAAACGCAGTAACTAAGTTGAAAAATTTAATACTCAAAGCGGAAGCACCGCAAGAAGAAACACTCTTACAGAAAAAACTAAAAGCCTTAAATGGAGGGAAAAACGAATGAATTTAGAACAATTAAAAAATGCGTGGGTCGAGGCGGGAAGTAAAGTCTCTGACTTAAATGCACAACTCAATGCAGCATTGGTTGACGATGAAAAAACAGAAGAAGATGTAGTAAGTTTGCAAGCACAAGTAAAAGCAGCACGGGCTAAACGGGACGGATTGAAAGAGCAAGTGGCAAATATGGAAGCCGAACAAGTCTTAAACGTCAAAAAAGAACCATTAGATAAAAAAGATGAAAACTTGAAAAACAAGTTTATCAAAGACTTTAAAGCGATGGTCAATGGTGATCCTGCTATTATGGCTACTTTGACATCTAATACGGATGAATCTGGTAATGCTATCGGATTGACTATTCCTGTAGATGTGCAAACGACTATTCATACTTTGGTTCGTCGGTTTGACTCTTTGCAAGAATACGTAAACGTTGAAAAAGTGACCACTACCAGCGGTTCTCGCGTTTATGAAAAATGGTCTGATATTACACCGTTGACTGCTTTGGATACTGAAGACGGTGAAATCCCAGCAAATGATGATCCTGCACTTTACTTGATCAAATACTTGATCAAACGCTATGCAGGTATTTCCACAGTAACTAACAGCTTGCTAAAAGATACTGCCGAAAACATTTTGGCATGGTTGTCTAAATGGATCGCGAAAAAAGTAGTTGTTACTCGCAATACAAAAATCTTGGCAGCTATTGATGGAATCAAAGCGGCACAAAAGAAAGATGTTACAGATGTTGATGGAATTAAAGATATCGTAAACGTCCAACTTGATCCAGCTATCGAAGCTACATCTATGTTTATTACAAACCAAGATGGCTTCAATGTTTTAGATAAAGTGAAACGTGCTGATGGATCTTACTTGTTACAAAAAGACGTAGCTTCTGCAACTGGATATACCTTCTTAGGTAAACCAATCAAGAAAATTGCTTCTCGTTTCTTGCCAAACAAAGGTACGCAAGCTACTCCTAAATATCCACTGTACATTGGTGATCTGAAAGAAGCCGTTACATTGTATGATCGCGAAAACATGAGCTTGCTGACAACGAATATTGGTGGTGGAGCTTTTGAAACAGACACCACTAAAGTACGCGTCATCGATCGCTTCGATGTGCAACTAGTTGATGATGAAGCGGTTGTTTTGGCTACTTTTACAACTATTGCGAACGAGACACCGGCGAAAGTTTAAGGAGCTGATTCCTTATGATTCTTGATCCTAAAATGGATTTAGGCGAAATCAAAAACGCACTAAAGATTGATACCGATGATGACGATGTGGAAGTAAGCCGTGCGGCACAAGCTGCAATTGCATACATTAGAGGGGCTATCGGGAATGATAAGCCCTCTTTTTATAAGCAAGAAAATGAAACGGTTGATCTGATTAATTTAGCTATCCTGCAATTAGCAGATCATTATTACAACGCTCGATCAGCAACCGTGAGTGGGAACTTGCGAGAGTACGATTTAGGTTTTACAAGCCTAATCTTGCAACTCAAAGCAAGTTATTTGCTTTTTGTGGAGGAGGAGTAGCGTATGCCCCTTATCCAAACAGGAAATTTAAATCAACGCATCAAGTTTGTCCGAGATACGACGGTTAAGGATGAGGACGGGCAAGTTGTCCCGACTTCTACAACCATTCTTACTTGCTGGGCAAGTGTGCAGACACAACGCCTGAACGATATTAAGACGTCGATTGGTACGGCTTTGGAAGGAACACTGACGTTCATTATCCGCTACCAACAAAAATCAGAGCTGACCAATGATATGAAAGTGCGTTGGAATGGAAAAACGTTTGAAATCATTACGATTACGAAAGGCGAGTTTGCGAAGGACTTCACGACAATCATTGCAAAAGAGGTTTCAAAATGAGTGTAGAAGTCGATGCAACCGAAGTGTACAAAGCGCTTAGGGAAGTAAAAGCAAACGTTCAACGAGTGGAAAGCCCAGCACTTAGAAAAGCTGGGGAGTACGCTCAAGAAGAGTTACGACAAAACACACCTTACTGGGATGGAACGAAGTCAAACGGTAAACGTGGTTCGTATATGCAAGAACATGCTAAGAACCATGTGGTTACAAGCTCGATAAAAAACGGATTGGTAGAAGTCGGCTATGACAAAGATGTTTCTTGGCGGATGCACTTTATCGAGTTCGGAACAATCAAACAACGTCCAAAAGGTTTCGTACAAAAAACACAAAAGCAAATCGAAAAACAAGTAACACAAATCATTGCTGACGAAGTAAAAAGGAGGCTAGGACTTTGAAAACGGCAGTATCACAAGTCTATTCAATTCTGAATAGCAATGAAAAAACAAAGAACATTGATTTTTACACCAATAGTGTTCCGGAATCAGCTCAAACAGTACCTAGCCTTCCAGTTGGCAGAATTACAGAGATATCCGGCAACTATGAAGATTTTGCAAGCAACAATCCTTTGACCATTCAATTTAACGTACAGGTAGATGTATGGGTGTCAACCATGAAAGAGGTTGATGCCTTTTATTTTGCCCTTGATGAGGTTATGAGGGGGAATGGTTGGCAATGCGCATACACGGAACAAACAGATGACGAGGACTTGGAAGGTGCAAAGCGGATTATCAAACGATATGTAGCAAATATTTCACTAAATTAAAAGGAGAGAAAATAGATGGCAACAGTAGGATTCGAGAGCGTCATTTTTGGCGTAAAAACAGGTGCAGGCGGCACTCTAAAAGAATTAGTAGCAGATAAGTCGAAAGGCGGAGCGATCGAAGCTAAAATTACTGGATTAGGCGCAACTTCTAACACAACATACGCTTCAAACGTACCGTTCTTCATTGCAAGTAAAGGGGTTTCGTCGCCAAAAGTTACGCTTGACGTGGCAGACTTAATGGATAACGGCATTTACAGCGAAATCATTGGTGCTAAAACCGTGGATGGTGCAAATGTAATTGGTTCAGAAACTGAAGCGCCTTACGTGTCGGTAGTCATGGTTACAGCGAACAAAGAAGGAAAACGCTTGTTCATGGGATTGACAAAAGGAAAATTCAGTCATCCAGATATCGACATGAAAACAGCTGAAGACAAAGGGGTAGAATTGCAAACCGATTCCATCGAAGGGGAATTCATTTCTGATGAACGTGGCTATGTATACTTAACAGCCGTAGAATCAGAAGGAATGACCTTACAAAAATTCAAGGACTTGGTAAATAACAAAGAGGGGGAGTAGTTAACCCTGCATCTACACCAACGACAGATACAGGGACACCAAAAGAACCAGAACCAAAAATTGATACACAAGGTTAGCCATTTTTGGCTAGCCTTATTTTTTGTAAAAACAAGGAGGAAAACAAATGATTGAATTGCAATTGAAACTTGACGGAAAGAAAAAAACATTCAAACAACAAGATATTTCCGCACGTGCAATGCGTGAGTGTATCAAATTTTACGAGAAAGCGGAAAAAGCAGACCTAACTGATTTAGAAGCGATTGATTCAATGATTGCAATTACAGCAGATATTTTCCAAGATCCAGCAGTTACATTTGATGCTATTTTAGACGGTTTGACTGCGAGCGAGTTAGTACCGGCATTAGAAAGTGTTTTTGAACAAATAAATGAACTGGGAAACAATGAAAAAAAGCAGACGGCGAGCAAAAAGAAATAAGTTTTTCTGAAGCTAGGAAAGCAATGGATCAAATCTACAAAGATTTAATCGAAGCAGGTTGGACGATGAGAGATGTGGACGAAGCCGACTATCATTATTTGTTACACCTTTTTGGAGAAGTGGAGAGTGGCGAAGAATATGTAGATGGTGCTGATTTCATCAAACAATTTTTATCGGCTGAAGACTTAGTAAAACTTGAGGAAGGAGGTAAATAATGGCAGGAAAAGGACAACCGGCAGGAAATATCAAGCTAGGGATTAGTTTAGATAGCACTAGTTTTGGTAACACGCTGGACGAAATCAATGCGAAAGTCAAACAAGCTGAGTCGAATATGCGTGCCAATCTAAAGGCTTATGATTCAGCAGGACGTTCATACGAAGCACTTAGTCAAAAGACGAAAGACTTGTCTACGGTTATGGAAGGGCAAAACGCCAAAGTAAGAGAATTAACAAAGCGCCGTGATGAAGCGATTAGCAAGTATGGCGAGGAATCGAAACAAGTTGCTAACCTTAACACACAGATAAACAATGCTACCGCAAAATATAATGCTTACAGTCGCCAGTTGAACGACACAAAAAAAGAATTGGTGTATTCCAAAACAGCCGTCAATGATTTATCTAATGAAATCAAAGAAAATGAACGACAAATGAACGCCGAAGTAAAAGCGTTGAAAGCCGCTGGTGATGAATCTGGTGCTTTTGAAGCAAAACAAAAAGGGCTAGCCAAACAAACGGAATTATCCGAGAAAGCTATCGAAGAACAGCGCAAAGTTGTGAAACTGATGGCTGATGAGTTTGGCGATTCAGCAAATGAAACCGAAGATGCAAAAAGGGCATTAGAAAAGTTAGAACGACAAAGCCAAATATCTAGCAGGCAATTAGAAGCACTCAAAAGCTCCAGCGATCAATCAGGAAAAGAAATAGAAGATTTTGGCGACAAGTCCACAAGGTCAGCTAGGAAACTGGACGGACTAAAAGACAAATTAAGCTCGCTAAAAAGCGCATTTTCGTTTGGTGCAGTTGCTGGATTAGCGCATAACGCTATTAGCAGTGTAGTAAGTGGCGTGCAAGGTTTGGTTGGCGAAGCAGTAAACGCATCGGATTCATTGATGAAGTTTTCCAAAACCATGGAGTTTGCTAACTTTGGGAAGTCACAGATAGAAAGCTCGAAAAAAGAAATGAAAGACTACGCCGATAAGACGGTTTATGGTTTAGAAGAAATTCTGAACACAACCGCACAATTGGCATCTAATGGGATTCCTAACTATACAGAACTAACCAAGGCGGCAGGTAACTTGAATGCCGTTGCAGGCGGTTCTAGTGATACATTCAAATCCGTTGCCATGATGCTAACGCAGACGGCAGGAGCTGGGAAACTAACAACTGAAAACTGGAATCAATTAGCAGATGCGATACCGGGTGCTTCAGGATTGTTACAAGACGCTATGTTGAAAAACGGAGCTTATACAGGAAACTTCCGTGATGCAATGGCGCAAGGTCAAATCACTTCCGACGAGTTCAACCAAGCAATTGTACAGTTAGGTATGAATGACGGAGCAGTTAAGGCAGCCACTTCTACAGACACATTGAGCGGTTCTTGGGAGCAGATGAAATCCACTGTAATAAATGGGCTACAAAGTATTATAGAAAAAATAGGCGTTGAAAATATCACTGGTTTCATCAACAGAGTAACAAAAGGGATTGAAAATTCTATTCCTAAAATTACTCAATTTATAGGTTGGTTGAGAGATATTGGAACGTGGATCGTTGAAAATAGAGAGCCACTAACATGGATTGTCGGAATCATAGGCGGAATTACATTAGCAGTAAAAGCATTGAACGTAGCAAGTATGTTGCTGGCAATTACTGGCGGAACATTGGCAGCCCCTTTTGTGGCGATTGGTGTAGCATTAGGCGCACTAGCAGGTGCTTTGGTGATAGCTTATACAAAATCTGAAACATTTAGAAATATAGTCAATGCGGCTTTTACAGCTGTGAAAAACGTAGTTATGAGCGTTATCAATAATTTGGTGGAATACTACAAAATGTTGTGGAGCGTGTTGCAGTGGCTTTGGGAAAAAATAAAAGAATGGGCTTCATGGATTGGCAATAAATTCATTGAAATGAAGAACAGCGTTGTGAATACGGTTCAGAACCTATGGAATGGCGTGAAAAACTTCTTCAGCAATGGCGTTGGAGATACGTGGAATAAGGTAGTCGGTTGGGTAAAAAACATTTTCAACAAAGCAACTGAATTGAAGAACAACGTTTCTGATGTAATCGGTAACCTGTGGAATGGTATCAAAGACACATTCCGTAGAGGTATCGATACGGTATTCAATTGGTTTTCAGAACTACCAACGAAGATGAAGAATGCCATTATTGGCGGTAAAAACGCCATTGTTGATGCGTTCAAAAGTATTTTCAACGCAGCACTTAAAGCGATAGGTAAACCAGTTAACGCAATCATCCATGGAGCTTCATGGGTACTAGAAAAATTGGGCGCAGAACCTCTACAAGAATGGGATGTACCACAATACGCTACAGGTACACCAGCAGGTGGGCACCCAATCAATGGTCCAATGATGGTTAATGATGGACGTGGAGCAGAAACAGTTATCACACCAGATGGTAGAGCCTTCATTCCTAAAGGACGCAATGTTGTTCTAAACGCACCAAAAGGAACGCATGTCTTGACAGCAGAAGAGACCGCGCAACTTCAAGGTTCTAAAGCTCCTAAGTATCGTTACAAAAAAGGTACTAACTTCTTTGGTAACATGTGGGATAGTGTGAAAAAGGTTGCTGGTAATGTAGGTCACACAATTAAAAACGTAGTAGGTGACGTGTGGGACTTTATTTCAGACCCGGGAGCGTTAGCTAGAAAAGTACTTGGGGGGTTAGATGTATTAGGTGGATTGACAAAGTATCCATTAGAAGTAGGTAAAGGCATCCTATCTAAAGCAACAAGTGCACTGACTGAAAAAATCACTGGGTTGTTCTCATCTGGTAACTTAGATACCTCCGTAGGAACAAATGGCGTCTATAAATATTTGGCTGATGTTGCTAAGTCTGTGATGAAGAAATTCCCAGGATTTGTGGCAACTAGTGGGTATAGACCTATAGACCAGGTGACCCTTATTCACATGGTAAACGTAATGCCATTGATATTGCATTACCAGGCGTCACAGGAGGCTCACCTAGATACACAGAAGCAGCAAACTACGCTTTTGACAAATTCGCTTCCAAAATTGGTTACGTAATCACTAATGGGAAAGTTCGTGACCGTTCAGGACAATCAGGTCAACCAGCAACTGGTGCATGGGAGCCATGGCCCGATGGAGATCACTATGATCATGTGCATTTAAACGGTGTGAAAGACCCACAAAACACTCAAATTTCAGGAGATAGCGTGGGAGGCAGTGGGGTAGAAAGATGGCGCAATGTAGCAATTAGAGCGTTGAAAATGACCGGTCAATACAGTACTGCAAACTTAAATGCATTACTAAATCAAATGCGTACAGAGTCAAATGGTAATCCTAATGCAGTTAACAATTGGGATATTAACGCCAAAAATGGAACACCATCAAAAGGGTTGCTCCAAGTGATTGACCCAACATTCAGACAGTATGCAATGCCAGGATTCAACAGCAATATTTTTGACCCACTATCTAACATCTTAGCTTCAATCAGATACGCACTATCAAGATATGGCTCACTAACAAATGCCTATCGTGGAGTTGGTTACGCAAACGGTGGAATTGTAAACCAACATCAAATTGCGGAAATCGCAGAAGGAAACAAGCCAGAAATTATTATTCCGTTAGATAAGGCTAAACGATCAAGAGCGATGCAATTATTGTCTATCGCAATGGACAAACTAGGAGTTTCTCCTAAAACTTATGGAAATGCGACAACTGTTTCCAGTGATTACGAAATCCTAGAAGCCATTGAAAAACAGGCGGCAACAACGAATCAGCTGTTATCGTTATTGCTGGCATTTTTCAAAGGAAATAGCCGAACTGATAGAGATTTAGCTTTAGATATTCAGAAGATCTTGGTTAGGAGGATGTAGATGCGAACTGTATTACTGAGAAATAGAATAAACGAAGAAATTGATTTGTCCACAGAAGACTATTTTGCTACTGGGTTGAGTAATATGGGGTTTGAAGTAAAAAAAGAACATGTGGGACAGTGGGGGAATTTCAGAGAAAGCAGTGAGAGCGTTGAAATATCTGAATTTCAGTCATCTGTAATCATTTCTGTGCATGGGTTTCGAGAAAAAGAACTGTACAATTCACTTGTGCAGTTCCTATCGGAAGGTCCGTTTGAACTGGAATTTGCTTTTGACGGCGAAACAATGGTAAGAAGATGCAGTCTAAAATCTTTAAGTAAGACTGAAATCGATCCGAAAACATCGTTACTAACAGACACTTTAGAACTATATTTCACATCAAACTGGTATTCCGTAAAACGCGAAAAATTAATTCAGCGACCGAATGTAGTGAAAACACGTGGTAAGGTTTTTCCGTATAAAAGATCTTATATCTACACTCAAAACTTGTGGGAGAAAAAAGGTGTATTCAAATTCAATAATAATTCTGTATACCTAACGAATAGCAAGGAACGGATGTCCCCGCTAAAAATTCGTGTGATTGGGAAGTGTTCAAATCCGTATTGGGAAGTAATCCAAAACTCACAAATCATCGCAACGGATGGATACTTCATAGATATGACTGAAACACAGACTCTAGAAGTATCAAGCCTTTTTGAAGATACAACGGCGATTTTAAAAGATATTGCAGGGGTAGAATCTTCTGTCTACCAACAACAGGATTATACAAAAACTAATTTTGTTCAGGCCCCAACTGGAGAATTCAGCATTGTGTTTCATGTTGGGGGGGCAGACGTAGAGATTGAGTTATACGAGGAGCGTGATCTGTTTTGATTTTAGCAGTCACGCTTTTTCATCGTGATTTAATGCTTTATAACGAACATTTATTCTCTAACAGTTTTGAATTTGGTGTGGACGAGATCAACGAAGAGGCTAGTAGCTTTACGATGGATAAGTACGTTCCTGTAAAAACAGGCGATTTTCTACTAGCAAAATATATTCCTAGTGGAAAATTTGCATATTTTGGTGTAATTACGTCGCAGGAAGACGAAAAAATCAGTTGTAAAAGCTTACTTAGTTTAGCTGATAGTGAGATACCGACTGCACGTGTGTCAGGAGATAACTACGAAGAGCATATCCGGCGGTTGATTGAATACTATTTGCTGAATGATCCAACGAAACAACTAAAAGATATTTTAGACGTCAAAGCAGAAAGTGCGACCTCTCATTCGTATCAAGCTACCGATACGAATAAACACAAGTTAAGTGCGTATATTCTCAATGGTTTCAAAAAATACAACGTAAAATGGTATTTCAAGGGAATTCAAAACAGAAAAATTTATACAGGCATACGTGCTGTAAATGAATCAATTTACATTAAAGACAATTCTTCTGAATTTAGCGATTGGGATGTGTTTGTTCAGGCGCCGGGCGCTGGAAACGAGAACAAGCTATTAATCGTTGATAAAGCAATGAAAGATATAGAGAAACCGATAATACTGTCAACATGGTATTTGGACGAAGAAAACAATTTGACACAAGATGGATCGAAAGAAAATATCACGAAACCAACTGTCAATTTGGTTAATATCTACGATCAAACCGCAGAAGATAAAGCATCCTACGAAGATGTGGCAAAATCAGAGTTGAAAGGCAATACGTATTCGCATGAAATCAAAGTGAACGTTGTAAGAAATGCAAAAAATTTGAATGTCGAAACGATTGAAACAGGGATGTTTGCCACGATTTCTTATAAAGGAAAGATATACAAGTCGGTTTTGACAGCTTGGCGAATATCAAGTGATAAGGAGTTTGTGGAATTGACTTTCGGAAACATAAGAAGTCGTTTTATGGATTATTTTGAAGATAATGGGGGATAAAAAATGGTTAGCAATGTGGATGGATATCAATTTGAAAACGTGAAAGTAAGCGCAGAAAATGATGCTAGACTTTATCACGTTTTATATAATCGGAAAAATCAGGTTATTGATGGTTACGATCAGTCTATGAATTTATCTTCAAGCGGATTAACAGTAAAAGTTGCTGCAGGAGCAGCGATTATTCAAGGTCGTATGGTCGTTGTTCGACAAGAAGAAAGTATAACAGTTCCAGCAAACTCAAGTGGTTATATAGCATTAACAGTGGATTTGACACAAGAAGTTATACCTGGATCTATTCTTCCAGAATCGGAAGAATATGAATGGACTAATAATCAAGTCAAGCTAGAATTTATAACAAAAGTTATAAAAGGTAATTTAAACAATGGTGATAAGGTCTATAATTTACCACTATGCTCAGTTAATTCTACTGGATCAACTGTTTCAATCTCAAAGATATCGGATAGTTACGAGCTGACTCTCTCTAAAGGAGAAATTTTGTGGAGGGGGACTGCGTTAATGCATGATACTCAAACTGTCCAACCTTCAAAAAAAATTTGGCAGACAGTTTCAGGTTTTTTGTTAGTATGGCTCCCATACGAAAACGGGCAAGCAATTGAGGATAGATATGTAACTACGCCTTTTTATAAGGAGCGTGTAACTTTTACTAATGTTTTAGGAGAAATTGTTTCAGGATTTGATGACTATCACAAAAAGTGGTTTAGTAAACGAATAAACTATAATTCGAATACTAATATATTTACAGGTGCAGCAAGCAATGCAAGTGGAGATAACGCAAATATGGTGCTTAGGTATATAGTTTCTTTTTAGTTAGGAGGTATGGAAGAGTGGCAAATTTAGAAATTAAATTATCTGCAAATAAGAGACAGCCTTATCTACGTCACCGTGTTGTTGGTAGAGTTGGTGATGGGGGGCTCACAACAATCAATGTACAACTTCTTGAGGAAGATGAAATTACACCTTTTGTAATTAATCTAAACGGTACTTTGAAATTTGTGGGCGAAGTTTCAAACGGTAACTATACCGAGGGAGAACCAGAAATAATCGATTCGACTAATGGGTTAATTAGTTACACGTTCACTAAGTCAAATTTCAGCACGAGTCATCAATTCAAACAAGCATATTTTGAATATGTAGATCCTAACGGCAAAAAAGTAACTTTTCAGAACTTCATCATAGACGTGTTAGAACGAGTGGATATTAATTCGGAGCAAGCGAAATACTATATTTCTTCATTGGAAAAATTACAGAGTGAAATGCAAACCACTTTCAATCAGTTCATTAGTGATAAACAGGTCCAATACGATCAAATCTACTCGAAATATAACGAATTAGTAAGATTGATAAATGAATCAGATAAGCAAGTAAATGATCGTATTGATCAAACCAATCAGCAAATCGGCGATCTCGGCAAGCTGAAAAAGATGTACAGTAACAGCATCGACTTTGGGGGCTATGATTATTCGGGGAATCCGAATTTGTTAAGTAAGCTATCATACGACTTAATTGAAAATCAAAATACTTCAGCTGGAACACTTTCTAAGGGTGAAAACTCGTTTAAATATAATAAGATATCAGCTGAAGTGGAAGGTGGAGTAGAGTTATATTATAAACGAAGAGGTATAGCTAACTGGTTACCCTCTAATAAAACGCTTGTAATGACTGTTAAGCTTAGAGCTGGAGCGGACTATAGTCCAGTTGACGGAAAACTTATACTGATTAGATATAGGTATGTTGACAGTGGAACTGGCAAGATTGTTTTAGACTTACCTATTAACAGTAATTCGATAACTCAGGAATGGAAAGAGTTTAGTATTACTGGAACTACTCCAACATTTAGCCCACAAGCATACCATCCTTGGATACAATTTAGGGCTCAAGATGGGGTACTTGGGGAAATAGAAATGAGCTATGACATCAAAATCGAAGAAGGCTCTACAGCTACACCATATCAGCCTAACTTACTTGATGACTCTTACTGGCTAGGTAAAACACCGTTGGGTGAGAATTTGATAACGAATGCCAAGTTCCCAATTATAACACGAAGCAATCCTATTTCTGGTTTTGATATTTCAGAAGAATTAATAATAGGTGAAACTTATACGGTATCTTTAAAAGGGACTAAGCCAGCTACTAAAGAATTCCACTTATACTACGGAGAAGCAAATTACCAGCAGTTGCAGTATCAGGCAACTTTACTTCCTGTGGAAGGATTAACAGATGTGTGGAGTGCCACTTTTACAGCCAGAAATACTAGTGAAACGACAAATTTACTTAGAGTAGCGTTATGGCAAAAACCTAATTCTGCAACATATGATACTGTTCAAATTGACTGGCTCAAGATTGAAAAAGGCGACACACGCACACCAAATATCAGTCAGTTTAAATACTTTGGTGAAGGCTTGAAAGACAGTAACAATCCGAACGACTACAGCTGGGATGTCACACCAGAGTATACTGAAAAAAGCTTGAATAATACGGTTAGTCTGACTGAACCGCAATCCATCGAAGGATTGAAAAATTTCGAAGATGGTATTCAATCAAAAGGAAAATCTGTATTGACATCAGACGACAACAAATATGAAGTCGTAACCTTAACAGTTACAAACGGGAATACCGGATCAGCAAAGCTTTATCGTGAAGGAAAAACCGTCACTATTTATTTTTTTGCGTTGAATGGGAAAAGCAGTGGTGGAAATGATTCAACGATACTAACAATTCCAGAAGGCTATCGGCCACCAATTAGTTTTGAGCAACTGGTTGGCTCGATAGACCGTTCTACTTTGAACAGTGCTCAGTTATCTATTGGTGCAGATGGAGCCATTAAATGGCGAAGAAACTCAAGTTATGGATCGGATTATACCTTTGCAATTACTTACACGATTTAG